ATCAGCGATGTCGTAACATCGTCCATCCCCTCAACAGCAAAAGATGTCTGGGAATTCATGCTAAAAGGTGCGAGTAATCTCGACCCAGAACAGCGCGCAGCGCGACACAAAGCAATGGGAACCCAGCAAAGCGAATCAAAAATTGGCTTCAAAAAAAGCAACAGCCCCATAACAATCAGGGGCGGGCGATACAAGCAATGAGCAAAAAGAAAAATCCATTCGTAATACGATCGGCATATGGGCCGAAAGAACGCCTGGGCGACATCGGCGACCTGGGCGTATCACTCACAAAGCAATCCTTCACCGAAGAATGCGACATAAACAACATACTTAAAAAGTATCAAAAAACGGGGGCGATAGACCACGTAAATAAACACGAAGCCAGTTATGGCTACGCTACGAGTCACGACTTTCAGTCAGCACTCGAAACAATCAAAAGAGGACGAATAATGTTCGAAGAACTACCGTCCTCAATAAGAACGAAGTTCGAAAACGATCCCGCAAAATTCTTGGACTTTGTCCAAGATAATAACAATCTAAAAGAAATGCAGGAACTAGGGCTAGCTCATAAAACAACGATACACGATGAAACAGAGCAACCCTTACCTGCTAAACAGGGCGCAGCCCAAATCCCCGAAGGGGATGCTAAAAACCCTCCGCCCCCGGAGGGTAAAAATAATGATTGACATGGATGTCAATCGCGGAGAGTCCCGGCCCCCCGTAGGGAACCAGGGGGCCGGGGAAAAGGTGGTTTACCACCTAATAAATGTAAGAAACTTACTACGCCCCCCTGTAACAAACTACACAAAAAGGAAAAAACTAACAGTAAAATTAGGGGGGCTATGGGGGGTAAAAGTACATAGGTCTACTTGACCTATATGTACAGAGTGACTAAAATCAGTCACTCAACAAAAAACACGAGGTAATCCAATGGCATACCGAAGTAAAATCAGTAACAGGAAATCAAGACGCATGTTCACCAGAACAGCATCACGCTCGCACAAGAAAAACTCCCAAGGGAGAATCATGCGCGGCGGGTACCGGGTATAACCTGTTACCATCCAATTAAGGCCAAACAAGCTGTAAGCGGGGGCCAATTAATATTCCATAAGTCACCGACTGGTGACGCTACAAAATCAGTCTGGATAAAATGCGGGCGCTGCATCGGCTGCCGCCTCGATTATTCTAGACAATGGTCAGTACGTATCATGCATGAAGCACAGATGCATGAGGAAAACTGCGTAATAACGCTAACCTACGATGACCAAAACCTTCCCCCAGGAGGAACACTAATAAAAAAACACTACACCACATTCATGAAGGCTCTGCGCTATAAAGTCAGACCTCATAAAATACGCTTCTTTCATTGCGGCGAATACGGCGAAATAGAAGAAGATAAACATAAACCCCAAATAGAATCCCGCCTCGGGCGCCCCCACTATCACGCCGTAATATTCGGCTATCAATTCAACGATCTCGAAATATTCGAGAGAAAAAGTACAGGAGATATATATACATCTAAATTCCTGGAAAAAATATGGGGTAAAGGATTCGTTACGGTCATGGACCTAAACCTAAAAACAGCGGGCTATGTTGCCCGCTACATAACTAAAAAAATAAACGGAGATTTAAAAGATGAGCACTACAAAAAAGTATGCGAGATTACCGGCGAAATTTACCCAGTTCAACAAGAATACTCAACGATGTCCAATCAACCAGGCATTGCTAAAAGCTGGTGGGACAAATACAAAAAAGACGTCTTTCCATCGGATGACGTTATTGTACTTTCAAGCAATAGCTACCACCATGTTCCCACCCCAAAATACTACGATACTCAACTCGAAAAAGAGAATCCTTCGTTATACGAACGGATTAAAAGTGAACGGCAAGAATTCGCCAACTTCCACATAAAAGACAACACGTTAAAAAGACTCATTACCAGGGAAGTCTGTAAAAAAGCCCAGGTGCAAAATCAAAAGAGAAAAACAATATGAAACACAAAATATTCACAGTCTACGACTCCAAAGCGAAAGCCTATATTACCCCATTCTTCTTGCACGAAGATGGTATGGCTTTGCGAGTATTCGGCGACTGCATCAACGACACAACACACCAATTCGGGAAGCATCCCGAAGATTATACCCTATTTGAAATAGGAACCTGGGAAGACCAAAAAGCAAAATTCTCAGGAACAATTACCAAGGCACTTGCCAATGGTATAGAATTAGTCAAGGCACCATTCGAGCCTGACCAACAACAACTATTCACCGATCCGCCAATAGGCGATTTAAAAGAGGTTAAATAATGCAAGGCCAACACTCATCACATCGAAAGTCAGTAATGACTCACCAGTTCAGTGAAGTCCCGAAAGCAGAAATCCCAAGATCATCATTCGACCGCTCGAGTGGCTTTAAATGCACCTTCGACGGCGGGTTTCTAATCCCGTTCTGGTGGGACGAGGGACTGCCAGGCGATACCTTCTCAATGACAACCTCGGCGTTAGCCAGGTTAGCCACTCCAATCTTCCCGACCATGGACAATATGTTTATCGAAACCCAATTTTTCGCGGTGCCAAATCGATTATTATGGCAAAATTGGGCCAAGTTCTGCGGCGAACAAACAAACCCATCAGATTCAACTGACTTCACAATTCCGCAAATAGTCTCCCCTGCCGGGGGATACCTTAACGAATCAATCTACGACTACATGGGGATACCCACCCTGGTCGAGGGAATAAGCCACTCTGCATTGCCAATGCGGGCCATAAATTTAATATTTAATGAGTGGTACAGGGACCAGAACTTACAAGATTCACTGCCGGTGCCAATAGACGACGGCCCCGATCCAGAATCAACATACAAACTAACCAGGCGCGGAAAGCGTCATGATTATTTCACTTCAAGTTTGCCATTTCCGCAGAAAGGCGACCCGGTTTTACTGCCTTTAGGAACATCGGCACCGATAACCGGATTCGGACATAGATCGGCATTATACGATCAGGCATCAGTATCAGTATTCGAAACAGATGGAGTGGGGGCGGAATTATATGCATCAGCAGGCGATATGACCCAATCAGGTGTCGATCGCTGGACAGCAGAAGAAGACCCGAACAACCCAGGCTTCCCAAATATCAGAGCCGACCTATCAAATGCTACAGCAGCAACAATCAACGAGCTCAGGCAATCATTCCAAGTTCAGCGACTGCTAGAACGCGATGCTCGTGGTGGCACCCGCCTCATAGAAGTGGTCAAGGCACATTTCGGCGTCACATCACCTGACCTCCGGGCCACGAGACCTGAGTATCTGGGCGGGGGAAGTACCCCCATCAACATAACACCAGTTGCCCAAACAGGATTTACCGCAACAGACGTTCAAACAGCAGATACACCACAAGGCAATCTCGCCGGTATTGGCGTAGGCCAATTTACAGGCCATGGGTTTACCAAATCATTTACAGAATTTGTCACCCTGGTTGGCTTCATAAGCGTTCGCGCCGACCTAACATATCAGCAAGGGCTCAACCGATCATGGTCGAGGCTAACCAGGTTCGATTTCTATTGGCCCGCACTATCACACATCGGCGAACAAGCCGTAAAAAATAAAGAAATCTTCGCCCAGGGTACCGCCGATCCAACAGCAGACGAGGCGACTTGGGGCTTCCAAGAAAGGTACGGTGAATACCGATACGCCCCTAGCAGAATTTCAGGAAAATTGAGGTCTAACGATCCAGTTACACTGGATGCTTGGCACCTATCACAAAACTTCCTTACATTACCCGTACTGAACGACCTGTTCATAGAGGACAATCCACCAATCGACCGTATAATAGCGGTGCCAAGCGAGCCACATTTCATCCTAGATGTATATTTCAATCTTAGATGTGCCCGTCCCATGCCCCTTTACGGGGTTCCTGGCATGATCGACCACTTCTGATGGTCGTAGCAGCAGTGCCAGCAGTAGCTGGGGGATCCGCAATCGGCGCTGCCGGCGTAACTGCCGGCGCCGCAATACTTGGAACCGGATTATCGATGCACGCCTCGAGAAGTGCATCACGGCGACAATACCAATACCAGAAAGCTCTAGTCGGAAGGCAGCGCCGATTTCAACGGCGAATGGCAAACACGGCCCATCGCCGTGAAGTAAAAGACTTAAGAGCTGCAGGACTAAACCCGATCTTATCAGCGACCGGGGGACCAGGTGCCCCCTCTCCCTCGAGCGCTTCAGGATCGGTCGGCCAATCAGTAGTACCAGATATATCCTCATCTGCAATGGCAGGAATGAGGCTACGGGCCGAAATAGAAAATCTGGAATCACTAACAGATTTAAATAAATCAAAAACGGGGATAATTCGACCGGCGGGAGATGTAGGGGATTTAATCAGCGATGTCGTAACATCGTCCATCCCCTCAACAGCAAAAGATGTCTGGGAATTCATGCTAAAAGGTGCGAGTAATCTCGACCCAGAACAGCGCGCAGCGCGACACAAAGCAATGGGAACCCAGCAAAGCGAATCAAAAATT